CCCAAGTGTCACTCAGGGCAGCCAATGGGTTCTGTTCTTTCTTTCCCGATATTATGCATTGTCAATAAAACCGTCACAGATATGGCTCTGATAGATCTGTTTGACGCGAAATGCATCTCTTTTAATAAATGTCGGGATCACAAACTGCTGGTTAACGGGGATGACCTACTTACCCGTGAGCCTAATCTCGGTGCTACTGATCACGACCTGACCAATACGAGATCAAACAATACGCGGGTTACTGATCAGACCGCAACATCCCAAATCAGATCCTCCACTACTCCTTTGCTTGACCGGATTAAGTTCCACGGGTCACACGTTGGCTTGGTAGTCAATACCGAGAAAACAATGGTCGATCCTGTCGAGGCTGAAATAAACTCCACGTTATTTGTGGATGGACGCAAACAAAGGAAAATTAATTTGGCGGCACTCAATATGGCACCGGACGTCGCGGATACTTTGGCTTACGCCGAAGAATCCTCAAATAGTACTTCGTCATTTTGCTATCTAGTCAAGCGGAACCGAAACATTCTTGCTAAGCAAGAGAGAAAAAATTTTTCGGCTCTACGTCCTGAGAATAAGGTAGCATTATGCCTAAGTAAGAAAATAAAAGCGGCAATGTGTTCCCTGCCTCGAGATACCCGTCCAGAAATAGGTAATCTTTTCCCCGTCGTCAATAGGCCTGATGACTTCGATCTCCCTCGGGAGGTTGTCGTTAAGACGCTTATTGATGAAGTAGCTCTCATTAGGCGAAAAGGGTTAAAGAAACCGGTAGGTAACCGTTTTAGAACCTGCCGGGTACCGGGCGCACTTGCCTTCAGTGACGCTATAAAAACAAAAGAAAAAAGCGAGGAGAAGGTCCTTCGGGTCCTCGCTAACGCATTTAACGAGCGTCGTTGGTCCGCCCTAATGGCTGACGACCCAATGTCCACGACTATTCTTTACCAAAGTAGTTTGACCGAACGTGTCTCTGATAATCCAATCATGGACGACATAGTAGGAATGATACGAAATTTTAAAGATAGTCGTAGGAGTATCGCACCGCGGGCCGAGTGTACTATAAACCAGATAGTATCCTCGTTTATCCGATCTGACAAAGTTGTGCTAGATGGGCCTAGGTCGGACTACTGTTTTATGTAGTCATTGGACCGGTAGGCGCTAGTACAGCACCCAAGGATAATCTTGGTGCGAACTCAGAAGATCAGAATGCTGCTCTGCAGTTAAATCCTCCAAAG